AGCAAAAAAAGGATTATATCCTTCTTGTCTCTTATCGTTATAAAGCGATAACCATGAGTCATTCCAAAAAGCTTTGAACTTAAGAATTTTGCTAGCAATAGAATACCAAGAAAAATGATATGTTGTTGGCAAATCAGAAGTATAGAAATTATACTGGTATTGAAACAACATTAAGAGAAATCACTTTTGCAGATTTTGCAACTCTAATCAAGAATAATGTCACGGATAGAAGGGCTCGAGGTATGGTATTCTATACCGCTTATCTCAATGGTCATGATGAAAATAAACTATTTGCTTTTGACTATGATTTGGGAGGAACACCATTTGGTGGTTCTGTGTTTGATGGAATCAACTATGGTGGAAGGGAAACTTACTTTACAAGACAATATGGTTGTAGAACTAGTCCAAATGGAAGTAGTACACCATATGCGGTTTTCCCGAGTTTCAAAAATTCAATTGATTTTATTGAAACATATTACTTAAACCCATCTGCTGGAGGTCGTTCAATCTTGAATTCTGACCCAAGATATAAGTGGGATACAAAAGCGGATTTCATTGGTTCCTTAGTATTGGTTTGGTTAGAATGGTGGCCAACAAGAAGATGGAATACTGAAGAAGAAGGACTAAAATATATCGAAGCTAATAAATCAACATTTGAATCTTTGAAAAAAGCGGCGGCTGAAAGTGTTGAAAAATGTATTAGTTTGGGAATTATTAGTTTCTGATGATATTTATAGAATAAAAAACATGGAAATTTCACAAATTTTAGACAACTATCTTGGAAAAAAGACAAGATTCACTGAAAGAGCCACTTCTAATGGTTATACAGAAGTCTGTGATTTAGACACAGGTGATTGTTATACTGTTAGAGACAGAGACGGTCTTATCGAAAGAGTAGACAACACAATGAGAACTAATAGAAGAGTTCAAGTAGAGACCCCTCAAGGAGTTAAACAATTATTAAACGGATAATAAAATGAGTATTGATAAGAAAATTTTGGAGGAATTAAGTCGCCATAATAATATCAACAAGTATATTATGGAACAAGATGCAACTGCAGAATTACCTGAATTACCAGGTGAAGAACCAACAGACGTTGCTGCCGAAACACCTACAACACCTGAAGCAGACCCAAGTTTAACAGGAACAGAATCTCCTGAACCTGAAGTTATAGATGTAAGTCAAGATGCTGAGGTGGAAAAGATTGATAACGAAGGACAATCAACTGAGGAGGAAAGTTCTTCCGAAGAGTTGGATATAACTGACTTAGTTAACTCGCAAAAAAATATGGAGGACAAACAGTCAGAATACTTTGATATGATGTTCAAACAATTGGAGGGTCTTCAAAGTAAGTTGGGTGAAATGGAGAGTCTTGTTTCTCAATTGAATTCTATTGAAGAGAAACTAGAGAAGTATCGTCCCAAGACACCTGAAGAAAAACTTGAATTAAGAAGTTTAGACAGTGGTCCTTTCAAACAAAAATTATCAGATTTCTTCCAAGACAAACAAGAAGAAATGCAAAAGACAGGTAAGAATGAATATGTATTGACAACTGATGATGTAACAGAATTCGTACCATCTGAAATCAAAAAATCATTCGACGATTACGGACCTGAACCAACAGGTTCAAACTTCAAAATGGGTTGATTTTATGAAGAATCTTCGTATAATTAAAGGGTCACATTGTGGACCCTTTTTTTATTTGGCGAATAATTTGACGGAACACTAAACTTGGCGTATTATTATAATGTCCTAACAATTAATTTTTTATCTATGGCAACAAATCCACTTGATGCAGTACTGGCTCAGTACGAAAAAAACACCCAATCTTTTGACAACAGTAACCGTATGTCACAAGAAGAGCGAATGAAAAAGTATTTCGCTTGTATCCTTCCACAAGGTCAATCACAAGGTCAGAGAAGAGTTCGAATTCTTCCTACCAAAGATGGTTCATCTCCATTCGTAGAAGTTTATTACCATGAACTTCAAGTCGGTGGTAAATGGCAAAAATTCTATGACCCAGGAAAAAATGACAACGAGCGTTCACCATTGAATGAAGTTTATGATGAACTTATGGCAACTGGTAAAGAATCTGATAAAGAACTTGCTCGTCAATACAAATCACGTAAATTTTACATCGTAAAGGTAGTCGACCGCGACGCTGAAGAAGAGGGTGTGAAGTTTTGGAGATTTAAACACAACTACAAGAACGAAGGTATCTTGGATAAAATCATTCCTATTTGGAGACAAAAAGGTGATATCACAGATGCAACCACAGGTCGTGACCTTATCGTTCAATTGGTAAAACAAAAAACACCAGGTGGTAAAGACTACACATCAATCCAAACCATTATGCATGATGACCCCTCAGTTCTTCACTCAGATGAATCTGTTATGAAGTCTTGGTTAGAGGATGAATTGACATGGAATGATGTTTATTCAAAAAAACCTGAAGAATACTTGGAGGCTATCGCACGTGGTGAAGAACCTCGTTGGGATTCTGAAACTGGTAAGTATGTTTATGGTGATGACGCTATCTTTACCATGGGTGGTAATAAAACAAAAGAAACTGTAGACCCCCAAGCAGGTGCTTCCCCTGATGAGGACCTACCGTTCTAATTCAACGGGGCAGACTTTGTCTGCCCCTTTTACTTTTTAATACAATGACAAAAGAAACAAGAGAAAAGATGATTACCAGTCTCAAACGTAAGTACGAGGCTGAGATTTTGGAGGCCGAGGCAACTCTTATGATTTATCTTGAGAATGCTGCGGGTATTGGGGAACACCCCCAAATATTAGAGGAGATGGACAACTTTGTTGAGAAGTTAGCCAATGCGAATGATAAATTAGATACCCTAAATAAATTTTGGAAAACTAATGGCTAAGTTACAAAAAACTGAAACTGACTACCGTTACTATGAGTTTGAACTCACTGACGAGCAGTACGAGATGTACAAAGACAACAAAGACGCCTTTTGGGATGAGGTAGACCCTGAGTGGGAATACGTCGGAGACAATCAAGGTAAAGATGAAATTGAACTAATTGATTAATTATGGCACTCAAAAAAAATGACTTCTCTTCTGTCAAGAAGAAATTCTCAACATCTGCAAAATACAAACCACAACGTTTTTTTGATTGTGGACAAGAATTTTTGGATGCGGTTGGATTACCTGGTCCTGCAATTGGACATATCAATATGTTTTTGGGACACTCAGACACTGGTAAAACAACAGCCCTCATAAAGACTGCGGTGGACGCACAGAAGAAAGAGATTCTACCTGTGTTTATTATCACCGAACAGAAATGGAGTTTCGAACATGCGAGACTGATGGGTTTTGAGTGTGAGGAAGTTGTTGATGAGGAAACTGGTGAAATCGATTGGGATGGATTTTTCATCTTCAATAATAATTTCGATTACATCGAACAAATCACCGATTTTATCAATCAACTATTGGATGCTCAAGAAAAAGGTGAAATTGATTATTCATTGTGTTTCTTATGGGATTCAGTAGGTTCTGTTCCCTCAAAGATGACCTATGATGGTAAAGGTGGTAAGCAACACAACGCTGCGACCTTGGCCGATAAAATTGGTATGGGTATCAACCAACGTATTTCGGGTTCACGTAAAGCGGATTCAAAATATGAAAATTCATTGATTATTGTGAATCAACCATGGGTTGAACTTCCTGATAATCCATTCGGTCAACCAAAGATTAAAGCTAAAGGTGGTGAGTCTGTTTGGTTGAACTCATCTTTGGTATTCTTGTTTGGTAACCAAAAAGGTGCGGGTACAACAAAGATTACCGCAACAAAAGACAAGAGAACAGTGAAGTTTGCTTCACGTACAAAAGTTTCCGTCATGAAAAACCACATCAATGGATTGGGTTATGAAGATGGAAGAATTATTGTTACTCCTCACGGTTTCTTATCAGGTAAAGATACCACCGAAGAAAAGAAATCTATTGAACAGTACAAGAAGGAGTACGCTGATTATTGGAATACAGTTATTGGTTTGGAAGGTGACTTTTCTCTTCATGAGGAAAAAGAAAGTGAAATCCTTTAAACACAGTATGTGTGAAAACTTTATTGATAGATGGAGATAATTTATTTAAAATCGGATTCCACGGAGTCCGAGAATACTTCGTTGATGGAAATCACATTGGGGGAGTATTCCACTTTCTCAACACCATTAGAAAACAACTGGACGAGAACGAGTACGACAAAGTCATTGTCTTTTGGGACGGCGACGGCAACTCATCTCGGAGACGTGAAATATATCCTAAGTACAAACTAAATCGTAGAAGGGATATGAACGAATTCAAATTCGAATCATATCTCAATCAAAAAGAACGAGTCAAACAATACTTGGAAGAATGCTTTGTGCGTCAACTCAAAATCGATAATAACGAGTCCGATGATTTGATTGCCTATTATTGTGGTTTGGCAACAGACGAGAATAAGGTGATTTTTTCATCAGATAAAGACCTCTTACAACTTATTGACCAAAATACATCCATCTACTCACCTATCTCCAAAATACTCTATAAGAAGGGAGATAAAGTAA